AATGTGCTGGACTTTTTTACCTTTGTGCGTATCGTTGTTAAATGGAATTTCTTTGCTTTGCATGACGGGCAAAGAATTTGATCGTAAGTATAATTCTTGATGGCACACATTCCACCAAATTGGAGGCAAACCACGATTTAACTGTCAAGGTTTGCTTGACAATTGAAATTTTTTGCATATGTCGACGCAGTAAACTTAACATAATAAAGGAGATTTAAATGAGTAACGAAACAATAATTTCAAAATTAACATCTGAAATTAAAGATTTAAATTCTAAGATTGAAAAATTAAAATCATTTTTATCAAATGAATCTAATTTCTACGAGGTTGGCGAAAAGCAATGGAATCTTATGCGTTGCCAAATCATGGCAATGAATGATTATCTTGAAACTTTAGAAAAGCGATTAGTTGATTTGGTAGTTAATGGGGAAGTAAATCATACTTAAACGAGACTATTACGAGCTTAGAAGCTTTAGTTAAAAAATAAGTAAAGGAGTTAAACATGGCAAAACTTACGCCAAAACAAGAGGCATTTTGTCAAGCGATATGCAATGGCATGAATCAATCTGACGCTTATCGGTTGGCATACAATGCGGCCAACATGAAGCAAGAGACGGTTAATAAAAGGGCTTCTGAGTTAGTCAATAACGGGGAGGTTAAGGGGAGGGTTCAGGAATTACGGGATAATCTAGAAGCAAAGCAACTGTGGACGCGCGAACAGTCAATCAATAAAGCGGTTGAAGCAATAGAAATGGCTTGCAAAAACGGCAAGCCCTTAGAGATATTGAAGGGCGTGGAGGTTCTTAATAAAATGCACGGTTATGATGCGCCGATTAAACATGACTTGAAAAGCACGGGCGGTTTTAACATTAACATTGTCACGACAAAAAAGGACTTAGAAAATGACTAAAGTCTTTATGCCAAAAAAACTTGTGCCAGTTGCGCAAAATGTACAATCGGAAAGTTACAGCAAAGTAATTCTTTACGGCGGCCGTGGTTCGGGTAAATCCCAAGCCTTGGCCGTCGTTGGCGTTATGGAAAGCTACAAAAACGACGGGGTTATATTGTGCGCGCGCGAGATCCAAAAGAGCATCAACGATTCAATCTATGCCAGCATCGTGAGCACAATTGAACACATGGGCTTGTTGGGTGATTTTTACATCACAAAAACGACAATCACTAACCTACAAACGGGCGCGGTGTTTTTGTTCAGTGGTTTAAAAACAAACATCACTGCCATCAAGTCGATTAACAAGTTGCGCGTTGCGCTTGTAGATGAAGCCGAAAACGTGAGCGAAAACTCATGGAACATTTTAATGCCAACTTTGCGTTATTTGGATACTCGAGTTTACATTGTCTTTAACCCGAGATTTGAGAAAGACCCGACTTATAAAATGTTTGTCAAAGATGCGGATTCTGATACATTGTGCATTAAAATCAACTACAATGACAACGTGATGTTTCCAGCATCGCTTGAAAAACAGCGGTTGGCAATGTACGCAAAATCAGAGCGCACGGGCGATTTTAATTTGTACAACTGGGTATGGAACGGCGACTTCATGAAAGTAGCCAACGCGTCAATCCTTGGTAACTTGTTACAGGTTGAATATTTTGAAGTTGATGATAGCTTTGGGCGACCCTACATTGGGATTGACTGGGGTTTTTCTATTGACCCGAATGTGATTGTTGAGTGTTACGTGAAAGGGCGCAACCTTTACGTTAACCGCGTGGGCATGGCGCATAAGTTACCGCTAAACCGCACGGCGGCATGGCTAAAAGACCAAGTGCCACTGGTAGAGAGTTGGCCGTCATGGGCAGATTGTGCGAGGCCTGAAACTGTTAACCAAATGAATTTAGACGGGCTGATAAAGGTCAAATCATGCACAAAAACAAAGATAAACGACGGCGTGGCCGTGTTACAATCTTTCGACAAAATCATAATCAATACAACCGCTGGCAAAACTCGTGAGGTGCAAGAAATGGCTGTGAGTGAGCTGGCTGGATACAGCTACAAAACGTTAAACAAGGACACGCCGCAAGAGTTGGTTACGCCTGATATTGTGGACGCATCAAACAACGTGGCGGACGCGATACGTTACGCGTTGCAAGACCTGATTATCAAAGAAATCAAACAACCTTTTTTCATAGGATAAGAAAATGAATTTTTGGCAAAAGCTTTTTGGCCGCAACAAAACGGGCTTGCAGTCGACAGAATTTACATTTACGCCAGTTGAAGTGAGCGCATTAAACAAAAGACAAATAGGTTGTAGCGTGGCCACGTCAAGCGTGGATAAGCTTTCAAAGGCTATCGCGTCAACGGTGCCAATCGCGGTAACAAAAGACAAAACGCTGGATAACGTGAAAAGCTTGGACTTGCTTAATAATTTTTCCTTTCGATACGAAATCATGCAACGTATTAATGACGATTTGCATTGGGGCGGTCGCTCGTTTGTCATGCTTGTTGGAAACGTGAAAAGCGTTCCTTCAAAAATCGTTCACATTGACGCGAGCAAAGTATCGTTCATGAATGATGAGAATGACGAAATAAGTCAAATCATGATCAACCGACACGCTTACGCAGGCACGTTCACGCGCGCGCTTGATACAGAAAAAAAGAGAGCAGGCCGATTTATATCAAGCGACGATCTTAAAGAAGTGATTGTGATTGAAACGATTGACGGCTTGCCAATTCTTAAAGCCGTCGAAAATGAAATAACCGTGCTTAGTCAATCAATTCAGCGAAACGGGGCGTTAGTCCAAAACGGTGGACGATTAAGTATGTTAATCAGTTACAAAGATTCGGTAGACGCAGAGGAAATGTCGCGGCGCTCAACGGCTATCAATCAAGCCGTGCGCGGCAAAGGGTACGGCGGAATCTTGGCCACGGGGGAGGCTGAAATAACAGAGTTTGGCTTGCGCCCACGCGATATGGATTTTGAAGTGTTGGCCGCGGAATGCAGAAAGAATATTTACAGCAGCATTGGAATCCCGTTGGCTTTGGTCGATGGCGCAAGCGCAACATTTAGCAACGTTGCGTCAAGTCAAGCCATCTTCTATCTTGAAACAGTAATACCTGCGGCCAACTACATTTACAGCAAGATTGGCGCGGTATTGGCCGCAAGAGAAGGACTTGAGTTTGACTTGATCGTCGACAGCGCAAGCATTGATTCAATAAAAATGAAACAATTTGAGACGGCTAAAGTCATGACTGAATCAAAATCGGTTACGATCAACGAGATAAGACGCGAGCTAGGCTTTGATGAGATGCAAGGCGACGGCTACAATGAAGTTCTTGTTGAGGCACGGTTGGTGCCAGCCGATGCGCTGGGGGTGGTTAAATGACGCTCGAAGAAGAAGCCAAACAGCGTGATGGCTTAGAAGAAGAAGCGGCGGCGGCGGTTATTTTGGCGTTGCTTTTGATTGATAAACAGTTGGCCGCAACACTTGGCCAAAGCGTTACGCAAGCGCAAGTGGTTAAAGCGCAAGAGTACTTGTTGGCCGCTAGACTGATTGGCTGGGAATGGGTTAAAACCAACGCTTACGATGCAAAGGTTGGCCAAACTGTTTTTGATGCGAACGATGCGGCCACGTGGGCTGCCGATAACGTAGCATACATGGCCGAAGGCAGCCGCAAAATAATAGAAGATGCGCTTGTCGGTTTAGATGGCAAAACAAGCGACGCGGAAAAGAAAAAAATAGCCGAAACAGTGCTAAAATCAAGGCAAGACAATCGGGTCACGGCTTACGCTGACGATGCGGTAAATGGCGCGGTTGAATTGGGCAAGTACTTTGTTGTTGGCAGTTTTTTTCTAGCTTCTAACGAAAAAATAAACAAAACTTGGCACAACGTTGGCGACAACAAAGTGCGCCAAACTCACATTAAAGCGGATGGCCAAACGGTTGGTTTTACAGAAAAATTTAACGTTGGAGGTTACGAAATGCGATTCCCTCGTGATAATATTGCGCCAGCCAAAGAGACGGCACGGTGCCGATGCTCGGCTGTTTACTCAAAGAAATGGAGCAAATAATGGACGCAAAAGACATCAAAATAAACAATACTGACGCGCTTGGAAACTTTCAAAGCGCTGACAATTTGGAGCGGTACGTCCAACAAATCGCGCAAAGCCTAACCGAAATCATAAACAATGGCGGTGGTGGTGGTGGGAGAAACGTTCAGGTTGGCGCAACGGCAACGTTGGCGGCAGGCGCAAATGCAACTGTGACAGAAAGCCCACTCTCGACTGAAGCCACTTTGATTTTAGACTTCGGCATACCGCAAGGAGTGCAAGGAGTGCAAGGTATAAAGGGCGATAAAGGCGACGCTGGCGCTACGGGTGCTACTGGAGCGAACGCGGTTAACCCGATTTTTCAAATCGGCACGGTAACGTTAGGCGCAACAGCAAGCGTGAGTTTGACTGGCACGTACCCAAATTTAACCTTAAATTTTGTTTTAGTTAAAGGCGACAAGGGTGATACTGGGGCGGCAGGCGCACCAACACCTCTTACGGCGGAACAATTGACAGAGTTTGGGCACGGGCATTCTCGCTATGAGTGGGCAGGGTCGCAAAACATAGCCAACAACACCACGTTGAATTTTGCAAGCCTCACTGGTTTTGCAAAAAACAACACGGTTGGCGACACCATAAATTTTACGTTGACTGGCGGTGTATTTAAAACTCCAGCCTACGCAAAAAAAATCAATTTTACGGCCACTATTTCTTTGACTGGTACAATTGGCGGAAGCCCTGGCACACCGCGTGAGTTTCCAATTGAGCTTAGACGCGCCGACGGCGTAACTTTGCTTAGACGGCAAGCGGTTGTTAAAGTGACAGACAACGATTTAGCAAGCCGCAATGTCGGGTTTTTGTCATTCGTAAACGGCGCGACCGACCCGTTTGTCGTCGATGGCTTTACATATTTTTTAAACAATAACAGTAGCCAATCAATTACGCTTACCAGCGTTAAAATTGACTTTTTCAAGCAATAAGGAGCTACTTATGAATAAGATAATTAAGTCTTTTGACATCACGGTCAAAGACGGTGGCACAGCGTTCGAGTGGGAGGGATATGCCAGCCAATACGGTAACATTGATTCTGCTGGTGACGTGATTGAATCTGGCGCATTCAGCGAGCAGATTGGAAAGACGGTTGAAGCGTTTTTTGAGCATCAGGATTCAGTCGGTAAAATCCAATTGCTTAAAGAAGACGCGCACGGCCTTGTTGTTCGCGGAAAGTTGTTTGATGATGCTGTTTTAGAAGGCACAAAAAACGCACAGCTAAACAAAAGGATGCGCGAGCTAATGAAATCAGATGATGATTTTGGCGCAGTTAGCTACTCGATGAGCGTGGGGTTTTACGTGAAACAATCAAGAGTTGGCAAACAAGACGGGCAAAGCGTGCGATTCATTGAAAAAGGTGATTTGGTAGAGGTTTCTCTTGTTAAACGGCCAGCCAACACAGGCGCGGTTATAACAAGCACAAAAGGCTTTGATTGCATTGACTTTAGTAACAAAGTCGATATAATTAAAGGGCTTGCAGAGATTGGCTTAAGCGGTAATCAATTAAGCCAGCTTGAAGGCTTTTTAGCTAAAAATGAAAGTGATTTAAAAGAAGCAAAGGCTTTGATTGCATTGCAGCAAAGCATTATTAACTTAATCAAAGGAGGCTTAAATGTCTGATATCAATAACGATTTAATCAATAAACTAACGGAAGTGGTTCAAAAGGCCGCTGAAGTTAGCCAAAGCCAAGGCGCTGAAACAAAAGCGCTTGTTACGAACGAAATCTCGGCCATTTTAAAGAGCCAAGACGCTCACGCCAAAGAATTGGCGGCGCTTAAGGCTTCGAACGACCATTTAGAATCCCTTTTTGCCAAAAATGGCGCGGTAAATACAACCGCCACTTTAGATAAAAAAGCGTTTTTTAAATACGTTGAGTCGTTGGTCGCTAAAGCTGACAGAAACGTCGAACTTGACGTTGGCGAACTTGTATCTAAAACGCAGTCGGCCAGTGATAGCCACATGGGTGGCGCATTTTTGCCACAGGCAAACGCGAACGGAATTTTTGCTACGTACATGAAGGACTTATCGCCAATCATGAACGAGTGCAACATCGTTACACTTGCGCGCGGTTCAAACGGTTCTAAATTTGCGTTAAAAGAGGTGAAATTTGGCGCACAATTTGCTGGGGAAAAGCAGGCTGGCGGAAAAACTGAAGTAAACACGCGTAGCATCAATATTAATGTTGATCGCATTTCAACCCAAAACTCGACAACAATTGAGTTGTTAAATGGTCAAAATTTGATTACGGAGCAAAGCCTTATCGGGGATTTGTATGCAGACTTGACTTACACCGCGCAATATAAAATCTTGCGCGGTGATGGTATCGGCATGCCAGCTGGCTTATTGAACGAGAAGTTTTTAAGCGATACGGCGTGGGTATCTCAAGGCCAAGAAGGGCTTGCAAGTTCTGTAAGCTGGACAGACCTAATCAATGTTAAGCGCCAATTTAACTATTCTAAATATCGCAACGGCGGCAAGTATTA